GCCGTGGCGCATGACTAAAGCATTGCGACAAGTTTTGAGCCCAAACTCATACTTGATAGTATCTACCCTAGACTGAACGGCAGGGGCTAACTCGCCACCAACGAAACTTCTTTTTATGATCGTGGACATTAGAAGTTACCAAAGCGATTGAGGGCTCCCGGGAAATCATCGTTGCGTGAGCGCATGAACTCGGACTGAGGCTGTTCCTCGTCCTGCTGTTCGTTGGCGGCGGTTGCGGCGGCTTCTCCGACTGTCTTTTGATACAACTGGTAAGCCCTTTTACCCAAACCAAATGGATCCCCTTGGGTTAAGCGGGGAGCTATATAGAAAGCCAGCAGAAAAGACAGGGCCATTTTAAAATCATCCGGATAGCGAACAGCGACATCGGTGGAGATGGTGTATTCGACCTCGGCGTTCTCAACGTCAGTATAAATCAGCAAGCCCTGATCGTCTTGACCTATCTTATATGGAATTCTGGACTGGCGATTGTCGTTGCGAATTCCGCTAAAAATACGGCGCATGGTCAAACAATCCGATGGATAGCGATAGCTGAACAGCCACTCGGTTGTGGGGCTAGATTGAACCAGTCCTAGTAAGGCGAATTTTGTGGCGAAGGGCCACGGAAAATCCGCAAGGACTTGATCCCTAGAGATGTTGTAGAGATCCCCGCAGGCGTTGGCCTCCTCACTGCGGTCAGTCTCCAAGATTATTTTCTTGCTTATCGCAATGTGGGATAGAGCAAGATTCATTATATCGATTCTTGATGCCACGGATTCCTCAAAGTGGAAGGGCGGGAATTACCCCGCCCTTTTTTTCAGATAGGAGAACCTGTTTCTGCTGGCGGATCAACCACCTTGACCGCATTTTCTTTGGTGAGTTCTTTGGCTTCGAAGTTCTGCCGAGAAACCTCATCGGCTTTAGCCTGAGCTTGAGCCGGGGTCATCTCTCGTTTACCTTTGGTTGTCGCATCGGTGCGAACCATGTAACGAGGAGTGAACTGATCCTCGGCAGTGACCAAGACCTTGCCATCTTCGTTCTTGATGTCGGTGAGCCAGAACTCTGAACCGATAGTCTTGAGTTCGCTCTCGTGAAAACACAATTCCGTAACCCTTACTTTGATCGCCGCCATACTTTCCTCCTGTTGTTAGTTCATGAACACTCCACTGGCCCCCGAGAGGGCCAGCAGAGCGATCACGAGATTAGCTGATCACGTAGTTCTTGGCGTAGATCGGAGCGTTCTGGATGTCTTTCGACAACACAGCCGTTACCGAGGGTGTGCCAGTCAGAGCCGCACCAGCCACCAAATACTCAACGCCTAAGAAGCGTTGGTAGTTGAAGCCGTTGGGGATCCTGAACTGAGCCAAGATCGTCCCCGCAGGAATTCCAACCACTCCGATTGGAATCACAGCGCCGGACTGAATGACCACAGGGGCCGTCAGGATATTCGGAGTCGCACCATTGGCGATAGCCGCAGTAACCAGACGAGCCTGCAAGGTCGAAGCCGCCACGCCAACGATAGCCACAGGAGCCAAGATGGTCAACCAGAGGCCCTCACCGTTGCCGAGGTCTTTCAGCGTGTTGGGATTGAAGCCCAAAGCGATGAAGGTGTCCACTGCATCCGATGAAGGATAAGTGCCGATGGGGAGCGCAACCGCCTGAGCATCGGAAAAACGATTTGTCGCATCGAGAATCATTGTCTTTCCTTTCGTTATGGGCCGAAGCCCGAGTTTTTTTAAGCTGTCCGAAGGGACAACTTACACTACAAGGGCTTCGTTTTCGATGAGCTGGTCAACGACCCGGAGCGGAATGCCACGGAATGTCGTGATCCACTGACCGTCCACCACTTCATATTTCAACTGACCGCCAAGCTGAACGGCATCACGAGCCTGAATGTCCAGCATCTCACGAACCGTCCTGTTCATGTAGAACACAGGGCGAGTCATCTTGAGGCCGTTGGTCGGAATGCGATGCAGAGCCTTGATCATCAGGTCGAACAGGTTTGCCGCCGTGGGAGCCTTGTTGACAAGATTGGCGATGTTCACGTTCGCAATGCGAACGTTGAAGCGCCAGTCCTTCACCGCAATTCCGCACTTCCACTGCCAGCGTTCCCGATAAGCCAACATGCGATCACCGCCGATGCCAGCCACGTTCTCGACAACTTGCAGGCCAAGGTCGTCATGCTGGAGGCCAGCCTTTGAGCCCTTGGGGAAGATGCCGTAGGTCTGCTGTTCGCCCCAACACACGAGCCAGATCGAGCTGTTGCCGTTGGCAACCGCTCCGCCGCTCAACACTTGCGAGCCGTTCGTTGCGCCAGCGATGGCGTTGTAACGAGGCGACAGGCCAGTGTATTGCTCAGGGTTCAGGCCAGAGTTGCCGTAGAACAACGTCTGAACCTGTTTTTCGTTCATCGATTCGATGAATGCCCGAGCTTCCGACAGGCGGAAAGCGCCAGCGTTGCCGTTGAGTTCGACAAGATCTTTGTCGATTTCTGACCACGCTTCCAACATGCCGCAGGCTTCGTCAATCTGAACAGTCGTGCTTTTGCTAGGCGCAGTGCCTTTGTTCAGGAGACGGAACGCAGTGGCAGGCAGGCCGGAACGCTGAGTGACACGATGACCAGTCGGAAGATTGCCTTCCATCCAAGCCATGTCCATCAGGACTTCGTTTGTTTGCGCCAACAGTTCAATGACGGTGGCGGTCTTTCCGTCAGGATCGAGTCGTTTGACCCAATCCGTAAGTGATACAACATTTCCAGAGATCGTTGCCATTTCTTACTCCTTAGAGCCGTAAAGAACTTCGGCGGCTGACTTCTTACCCGGGCCAACTGGCGGGGCAAGTATCAACTTATCTTCGCCCATATCTTTACCGATTTTATGGAACGCACGAACGAGAATGGGATGATTCCCAAGCCCTGTGTCGTTCAGTATTTTTAAGTCTGCGGGAGTCAAGTAGTGCTTCGCCGCACGATGAGCAAGCTCAGTCGATTGGTTAAATTTTTCTCCCAAAAACTCCGGATCAGATTTGATTTCATCGATCCACTTTGATTTCTCATCAGAGAACGCCTTTTCCTGAGCCGTCTTATAACTTCCCATCGCTTCGTTCTCACGATCTACGATCATTTGAGCTTGGTCGTTGGTCAGATTTTTTTCCTTCGCAAAGGTTTTGATCTGATCAACTCGAGCTTGATCGAGAAGTGAATTCTCAGGCAGTTTCAGTTCGAGTTTGACCTCGGGGGGAACTACCGGAGCAACTGGCGCTGGCGTTAAAATAGTCTCAACTGCGGGTGGAGCTACCACCACAGGAGGGACTACTGGCGGAACCACTGGCGGCTCGGGGGTAGGAACCACTGGTGGAACAACTACGGGTTCAGTCATCGTGTTCTCCTTCTTCCAACATGAGTAAATACATCTTAAAACTCGCTCGCTTGATGTCATCCAACATCTTATTAGCGATATTACGCTGACCTTCCAAGAAAAATGTTTCGCTGTTGTTTCCTGTGAAGCTGGTTTTCTCGTGACCCGCAAAGTAGATGTATCGATACAAGAACCTACGGCCCCGAGGATCCGCCAACATATAATTCATGTCAGCTATTTCTTGATCTGTCGCTCGCTTACCGAGGGCCTTTTGCTCACCGACTCCGACTTCGCTTGAAGTGTCTATTACTTTTGGTGGCATTAGCGCCGTCTCCTGCGGAGAGATAACAAGAATCTGGATAAAATCCCGCTCGCTCCGCCTGTCGGAAAGCTAGTTCTAGCCACATTGGAAAGCAAGAATCTGTCGATGAATCCATTCATACTAAAAAATCCAGTGTTCCCAACGACCAGTTGTTTACCTATGCCAGCAGGAGTTGGCCCTGTCTGCGCTCCGGTAGCTTGAAGAACATTGTTGACGTATATTTTTTTGTTTACCGCATCCGTTGTAACTGCGATGTGAAACCAAGCTCCGGCAGTAATTACACCAGCCGCCGTTGTGAGAATGTTCAAAATCCCATTAGTAAAATAACTAATAGATCCATCAACATTGATTCTTACAAGAAGTCCATATTGAAGATTGATATCATCGTATATCATCATGACATCTTGAACCGAAGCGAAACTGCTGACATACAAATATCCCTCGACAGTATGGCTGACCAGTCCAGAGAAGTTTGCGTAGAAAGTTCCCGGCGCTGGCGCTGGATCGTATGGCATAAAAAAATAATTACTAAAAGTGTTAAAGCTATTGCCTGCACAATAGATGCCTTGGGGTATCGGCGCAGGCGTTAGGCTGAATCCGGGCGAGCCCAAAATTGATAAATCGTATCCGTTGCCACTTGAATCAAGTGCATTGTTCTCGAAATTATACAGGGCTACTGAATTTGCATCTGGCGAAGGCATTTAAAAAACTCCGTCCCAAGGTTTGCACTCGTCTGTCATCTTCGCCAGTTCTGCGGCGCTCGCTGAATAGACGGTGATGTAGCACATCGAATCCCGATATTTAAAATCGCAAGTAGAACTCCCTAGTTCCACAAAAGGCCGTAGCCCCGGGTTCTGTGTCGCACCACATTTAAAAAATGCGATGGGAGTCGAACGAACCAGAGGCCCCGGAGGAGGCAGAGTGATTGGAGGCAAACTCATCAGAATTGCCGTTTAGCCAGCAAGGTCACTTCCACGGCCCCTACAACTCCAGTGGGGCGAATGAAACGAGTGCTTTCGAAAATCTGTTTTAGACCAGCTCCAGCAAATACAAGAGGGGCTCCTGCAACCGCATCATTAAGCGTGAAGAAGGTCACGCCGTCATTAGACCCTTCTATGGTGCAGGCTCCCGAAACCTGAATCGAGCGATCACCAGACAGTTGCATTTGGAGAGATGCTCCGACATCGCCACCAGCTAGAAGGCTCCAAACGGAGATATTAAACTTATCGTAAACACTGGCGCTTTCTGATAAAACCGGATTGATTATTGCCACGACTATCTCCTATTTTACTGGTTGACCATCTGACCCGCTTGGGCCTGTTTGAGTAAATCCGTTAATGCGTTCTGACCATCCGTGGGAGCTTGAGCCAGATCCTTAGCCGCACCAGCCATAGCCGGAACGGTTTCTTGCATCTGTGCCGCCTGCTGTGCCTTGGCGTTCTGAGCCCTCACCTGAGCCACCTCATCGTCAGTTCTGATAATGTTAGGAGGAAGCGAAAGGAAATCCCCGTAAGAATCCATTAACTCATCAGAGTCTATTTTTTCCATAGCCGAAGGCATTATGGCGGCAAGGCGCTCAACTGTTGCCATGAGACGCTCTATTCCGCCTATGCCGATAGACTTCTGCGCCTGAGCCATGATCGAGATGAATTCGACCTTCAAAGGCTGACCAGCAAGTTCTGGCGGAGCTTCGGGCCAAATACCTTGTCTCTCACCGAATTCAAAAGCCAGATCGATCAAGGGCTCGAGTAGATCCTGATTCAACTGCTCTAGGACAGGGCCGAGAGCCAGTAACTTCTCCTCGTGGCGCTCATCGATTTCTCGGGCCGTGGCAGGCTGTTGACGGTCATCTTGCGCCAGCATCAAGAACAGATCTTCGAAGAATCCACGGCGGATGCGATCACGGATCTGCTGTTGCATGTTCTCAAGTTCGGCAATGCGGATGTTCACTTCATGGACGGGCCGCAAGCCTGCGGCTCCGTCACGGACATCCAGCCAGTTCATGCCTCCCGGCAACTGAGACGCTCCCTGTTGCTTTAACTGTGTCGGCCCTTGGAGGGGAGGGTTGACCATTTTCTCGATGGCTTGAGCCATGCGGCGAGTTTGAGTCTGGAGCTGTTTAATATCAGAAAGAGAATCCATCCCCGGGCATGACGTAGCATAGACATCCTCTCCTGTGGTTTCCCACCTGACAGCCAGAGCGGGGAATTGATTATACCCACTCACGCTCAAGAGGGTGTCCTCGTTCGTGTCAAAGGACGAAATGCCAACAGAGTTCGATCCTGTTTCGTAGTAGATCGAGGAGTAGCGTTTGTTGCTCGACTGAGGTTTCTTGGGATCGAACAGAGGGTTGGGTCTTACCGCATGGGTAATGTCCATCCAGATTTCTTTTTGATCTGTGATCCAGAAACTCTTAACGCTCGTGCTGAAATTTCTCCAGTCGTAATCGTCAGGGCCTGCTCCAGTGCGCTTGCCAAACTTCTCGACCAACTGCCGGACAGTCATGCGGAACTGCCGAGTGATCGTATCGACTTTAAGTTTGTCGTTGTTCGAGATGGAGTATGAACCGATTGGCAGAGGAGTAAACTGGATCACTCTTTCGAAATCTTCCTCTACCCAAAGAACGTGCGTTCCAAAAACACCGATGTCGCCATAAAGGATCGGCAGGGCGTTGTAGAGGTTCGACTTCAAAAACATATTGCTCATTCTGGCTGTGACCTGATAAAGCCAGTTTTTCACCGCTTCGGATTCGGATAATTTGGGATCGTTGGTCGTGAGCCTGAACCAAGGACGAGCCGGAGATGTGATGCCCGACATCATGCCAGAACGCAGAGTCCGAGCCGAGAGTGTCGCCGTGGTGTCCACGATCTTTTGATTTCTGCGATCACCACGATTGGTATCGGTAGTAATAAAGCGAGGTCTGCGGGGAAGAATAAAATCCCCTAGATCTCGCCAGTGAGGTAAAAAAGATGAGCGTTCAAACTCGAGTTGCGATCTTAGCAACTCAAGAGCTTGTCGGACGCTCTGAGGTTTTCCTGTGTAAGAGTTTGGATCTAATTCAGGCACTAGAGCCCCAAGAGAGTTTTGCCGCCCTGCGAAGTAGGAGCGCCAGCACCGCCAAGCAGTGTCGCCGTCCCATCGCCACCGCTATACCTTGAACCAATCGCCGCCATACCTTGCTTTTTCTTTTGGTTAGCTAATTGCATTGCGGTAGTCTCGCCTGCTTTTAGAGCGTCCTTCTTTGCCACTTCGTCAGCGAGCAATTTATCTTGGGCGTCCTGCTGAACCTTGGCGGCTTTGAGAGATTCTTCGTGAGCTTGATTAGCCTGCTGATGCTGATCGATAGCGATGCCTCCCTGAATGGCTCCGGCTATCAACGCTCCTACGATAACTTCACTCATGACATCTCCTCACATAAGAAGTTTCCACTTCCTCATATCCCATCCGCATCAGCGTTCGGGAGAAATCTTTTTTGCTCGATACAGTTCTTGAAATATTATCTGCGCCGAGGGATCGACAGAACTCATCGATCCATTTTATGAATCGGACTGACCCTATCCCTCGGCGCTCAGAAACCATAAACAGAACATCTTGGAAAGCCACCACTGTTTTTTTATAGTGAGGGTGGGGCATGACCAGCATCATACAGTAGCCCACCAACTTTCCTTCTGCTCTAGCTATAAATAATTTGGCGACTCCCATCGCTTCCATAGCCAAGTATTTATCAACGTCAGGGTCAAAACTTTCTTGACCAAGCATTCCGGTTTCTTCGTTGTTCAGCCAGAACATTTCTTGAAGTTCAGGCAGAATCGATGTCAGTAATTCATTTGAGAATATCATGGCAGATTCCTAGGATCAGTCAACAGTTTCTTTAAACGGATCCCACTCGTGTTTGCTGGTGTTTTTACCAGCCATGTCACCGAATCCGCCTCCTCCGATACCCATCCTCGTCAGGATAACATCTCCGTCAGACCTCGGCATCTCGACCTGAGCGAACGTCAGGGCCAGCGCATCTGCCTTGTCAGGGCTGAACCCGAGGCGCTTTTTAATCTGCGTCTTATCCTCGAGCTGGAGTTTCCCTGAGCCACTGAAAAAATAAGTCGGAGCGCAGAGTTCCTTCGCCAGATCCTCGTCTTGAGGC